CTAAATCACATGAATACGTTTATAGCTTTCGTCGTTGTTCCAGTCACATAGTTGCTTAAATTGTTCATATATGTTGAGTTTGTCGGCATCTTTTTCAAAGCAAGACTCTCTAAAGATAACCCTTTGTGGATTCATTTGGGCAATGTGTTGAATAACTTCTAAGTTAATATCTTTATTGAAACAAGCCACAAGTGTGCCTTCATTAACGATGTGTAGTTGCTTTCCTGCTATTTCTTCAGTGCGAAGTGGCTTACTTAGTTCAATTCCCCAGTCTACCATACAGCCAAAGAGTAGGTCTAATTCTGTGCGACCTTCTTTTACGCTATCAACTTGTTTGAAAAGGTCGTCTTGCTTTAAATTGATTGGTTCGAAGTAGATATCTTCCATATTCGACGAGTCGATGCGAAGAACTCTAAATCCTGTATCGATGTCCTTGTCTTTGTTTTCCTCTTTTATTTTCTTACCTGCTCTTCTAATTCGCTCTTTACCTATTTCGCAAATTGTGTTATAGCCTGCTTTGCGTGCTTCGCTACCCTTGGGCGTTTCTTCAGGAATTTGCACACAGATATATTTTCGTTTACCTCCATCTTCTACGTTCAACTGCATCACTGCATGAGCGGTTGTGGCTGAACCTGAAAAGAAGTCGAGGATAAGAGAGTCGGGTGAGAAATAAGTTGCACATCTGATCAAATATAAAATTAAAGAACTTGGCTTAGGGTAACTCATTATTGCCTCATGCTGAAAAATATGTTGTATTTCTGTGTATGCATCCTCATTAGTTCCAACTCCAATCGAAGAATCTATCAATGAAGAAGGTCTCTTAAATTTATCAGCCTGATCTGAACGAAGTACATTAAAGCCAAACTTAGATGATAAGTTTATAGTACTCCCTTTTTTTATTTCCTCATCTAATTTATTTTGACTCCAGACAAAAGGTCCTGATACAACAAGTTCATTAGAAACCTTTCCTTCTTTTACCTTGAAGTCAGAAAAATATAGAGCAGAATTACCAGTTCCATATTTTCCTTCTTTATATAGACCATCTACCACCCCCAGAACAATGCGTAACTTTATAAATCTTCAATAAAATAAATATAGAGCCTTAATTATCAACAAGTTAGACGTGTTTTATAACTTCGAGCCAAAAAAACGATGGGTAAAAACTCATGACATTTATGTAACATTTATAGTACAGACACGCTTTAATAACTTCAGGATTTGAGACATAAATGTAACATAGGACCAGAGCAGGCTTAAATAATAGGCGTTTTGAGGGTGTTTTTACCCTCTTTTTTTTACTCTTTTCGTAAAATAAATATTCGTGATTTCTTCTATATACATATTATTTGGTATATTTGCAGTGTAAAAACATTCTAAATATGACAAAGGTAATACATGTACATTTGATAGTAGGATTAGACGGTGTAAAGCGCAAAGATTGGTACTTTGGGAGCATTAGTGCCGTATTTGAGGTATTTACACCGCAACAGATAGGTTTTACAAAGAATTATTTGCTCCATGCAGGCTTATCTGGAGGAGGCACAGTAGTGAGCAAACGTGCTATAATTCAGCAAAATAGGCTTATTACATGCAAGAGAAAAGGAAGTAACACGGAGTGAATAAAAAGGGCTTAAAACGCAATTAAAAGCGTATTTAAACGCAGTTCGAATAAAGGTGGCATTTTGCTACCTTTTTTTGTTGGTTTTTTGGCTAAAAATGCAGTTAGGGTTACAGTTAGGGTTACAGTTTAGGGTTACAAAAATAAAAGTTTAGGGTTACAAAACTCTGCAAAATACCCCCTAATAGGGGGAGGGGGTAAATACCACTTTTAAAGATAATCTAAGCAAATACACACATATAGGGGGGGGCATAATACCCCCTTTTTATGCACTTTTGAAAAGTTTTCTATATTTGATTATCAATAAGTTACAGGTGTTTCAGGCTGTTTTTAAGGGTGTTTTTTGTGGGGGCAAGACGTCTTTCAAGGGGCAAAGCAAACGCTTCGTTGTCACATAGAACTTACATTTATATATCCTTTAATGAGCGCAAGGGCATTAATTCTACCAAATTCTATATCTTTAGATGCATGTTCAGGGTTTTCTGATACCAATTTAATAAATGGCTCTCCTTTCTCTGATTTTCTGATATATTTTACGACAACATAGTAATCTCCATCAATTTCATAAGATATGAGATACATTTGACCATAAAATAAGTCTTGAATATTTAAAGGCATCTCTTTATAGATAATAATATCTCCTGCTTTTAATATTGGTAGCATCGAATCTCCTGTAACCCTAATAGCACCATCGCATTTAGGTAGATTGGGAACTTGAATATAATCTATAATAGTCTGATCGCTACTATCTAAGAAATCTCTTAGACCTGCAGATGCTGTAAAATTATATAATGGAACAGATTGCTTATCTTCTTTTCTTTCGTGATACTTCAAAGAACTTAATGATGTCAATAGATGAGAATCGGTATTTGAAGTATGATCTTTATCTTCTGTTTTTAACATTTTACCTCTGCCAGAAAATAACCATTCGTAATTCACATCTTGAGCAAATGAAAGAAATCTTGCAATATTTTCTTCACTAATACCATTATTTTGCCCTAAGATCCCTCTTGTTGTGCCAGATTTTTTGTAATAATCCGCTTCTGTGATACCTTTTTCTTGCAGATATTGCAAAATATTTTGCTTTATCTGTGATTTTTCTTGTTTTTTTTCTTGCATAATCGAGATTTCTTGTTAACTTTGCAACGTGGTTATAAAAGACCACGCCCCAAAAATACAAAAAATATTAGATATACACATTAATATAAATAATAAAAAAATACAACGATGAAGAAATACATTTTAACATCTGAAAGCGAGAAAGAACGCTTAATGAAGATTTACAAAGTTTGTGAGAAAACTTTAAGACGTGCATTAATGTTTGATGGAAAGCGTGGGTTTTCTGATGCAGCGAAAGCAATTAGACAAGATGCAATGCTACACGGAGGAATTTTGATGTGTGACGAATGCAAAGCAATAGAGACATTTCACTTTAGCGATGGAACGATGATACAAGTTCTTCCAGGTGACAGAATTCTAACAGTGAAGAATAGAAAAGCAGAATTAAGAAAAGGTACAACGCTATTAAAGGCATTTGAGAGTGATTTGATTTCTGAAATAGAAAAGCTTCATGCCGAGATTCTTCCATGTTTGCCAAACTACAATAACGTAACTGTTTTATAAAATGATAGAATATTACAACGATAAACTTTGCATCCCTTCAAAAGAATTAATTGAGCGTGGATTGCTAAGTGAGCCAAATTATAAACAGATGGCTGCACGAAAAAAGTTTTGTGTTGTACGCCAAGGAAAAGGATTAGGAAACTACGCTTTAGTTGCTGTTGATAGTCTTCCAACTGACATGAAAGAAGCCGTGAGAGAATGGTATCCAAATATTGAGATAACACGCCTTGTGAAATGGATAAAAGATAACTACATCTACGATAGAAACGCTTATAATTTCTATTCAGACGAGGAGTTATGCGGTGCAAAGCTTTCACAAAAGCACATCTTAGAATACACCAATAATGCAAGTGTAATTCAGTGTGCAATATCACTTTATAACAATGCAAAAGCGCAGCACCAAGTGATGGGTGAAAGATACGACTGGGAGATGATGACACAATGCCTGGACTTGATAAAAAAGGAATTTAACCATACGCTGCCTTCAAGTGTTATTCGCTTTAGAAAGAAAGTGAATGAATTTAAGAAGCAAGGCTATAAATGTTTGGTAAGTGGCAAATTTGGTAACCAAAATACCAGACGAGTTGACTACAAAACAGAGCAATTGATTCTTGGTTTAGCGATACAGGGCAATCAGCCATTTGCAAAGCAAGTCTATGACATGTACATTTCTTTTGTTTGTGGTGAAATAGAAGCTTTCGACCCAACGACAGGTGAAATGTTTAACCCTGACGAATTTGTCGATAAAAAAGGCGAACCTAAGAAATTGAGCGAAGCAACTATAAACTTCTACATGAATAAGCCTAATAATAAGGTTTTAATTGAGCATAAATTGAAGAGCTGGACCAGCTTTATGCATGAAAATGCGCCACACGTGCATCGTCATGCTCCAGAGTTCTCACTTTCAAAAGTCAGCTTCGATGATAGAGATTTGCCACGTAAGCTAAAAGACACAAAACTTAGACCAAAAGCATATTATGCTTATGATGTTGCAAGTCAATGTGTAGTTGGATTTGCTTACAATCGCTATAAAACAACTGATATCGTAATAGAGTGCTTTAGAAGTATGTTTAGACTACTTGATAGACACGGCTGGGGTACTCCTGCGCAAGTCGAGGTTGAAAACCACTTGATGACACAGTGGAAAGACAACTTCCTAAAAGCTGATGTGATGTTCCCATTTGTGCGCTTCTGTGCTCCTCAAAACTCGCAAGAGAAGTATGCTGAACCAATGAACGGTGGAAAGAAGAAAGCCGTTGAACACCGCAACCACTTAGGCATTGGACGCTTTTATGGAAAAGGCAAATGGCGTACAGAGAGCAAGAAGATAAGCGATGCAAGTAATGACTCATACGAAGATAAAGAATATTACACCTGGGAGCAATTGATATTAGAGGATGCCTGCGACGTAATGGAATGGAATAACTCATTACATCCAAACCAAAAGAAGTACAAAGGCATGACACGCTGGCAAGTGTTTGAGGCGAATATCAATCCGACACTTCAACCAATTAATAAAGCCGTTTTAGCAAGATATATTGGTGAAAAGGTGGAAACGAGCATCAGAAGAAACAGCTATTGCAGAGTTGATCATCAAGACTGGTGGTTAAGCGACACAAGTGTTTTAGAAAAACTTGCGCCAAATAACATGAAGGTAGACGCCTATTACATTCCAGACGAAGAAGGTAAATATAATGAAGTCTTCATTTATCAAAATGATATGCTGGTTGATAAACTTGAGAATTTAGGCACATTCAATACTGCAGACGCTGAACAAACAGAAGAGGATAAAGCTATATTCTTAAAACAGCAAAAGAAGATCGCTTCTTTTAATAACTATCTAAAGAATAACGCTATTAATCATGTAGGTGTGTTGAAAGAAAGAGATAGCTATGTGGAAGATGTGGAAGACCTCGAAGTAGAAACGCCAATCTCCAATAATGATGAAGACTACAATAATTACTTAGGTAGTTCTTGGGCACAAGACTATGCAAAGAAAGGATTAGAAGACCATTAAACAACGTTCAAATAACATTTAAATTCTATTTTAATATGATTACAAACGATATAAAAACACGAATTATAGAAGCTATTAAAGCTAATCGTGAAAATTATCCAAGTGACGCAAAACATGCAGCAGCACTAGGTATTAACACCGCTGTGTATAGCGCAGTGAAAAACGGACAAACCGACAAAGTTTTGAGTGATGCTAGTTGGATTGCAATAGCAAGAAGATTAGATGTAGAATTGCGCTCAAAGATTGAGTGGAAAGCAGCCAAAACACCTACATATCTTTATATAATGGCACAACTCGAGTTCTCACAAAACTCTTGTACAAGTGGAATTCTTTGCGACATTCCAAACATTGGAAAGACGTTTACTGCTCGCCTGTACGCATCAAGTCACAAGAATGCAGTATATATCGATTGCTCACAGGTAAAAACAAAGCTAAAACTAATTAGAAAGATAGCTAAAGAGTTTGGTGTGAATAGTAATGGACGATATAACGACGTGTACGATGATCTTGTTTTCTATCTTCGCAGTATTGATCAACCTCTGATTATTTTAGATGAAGCAGGCGACTTGCAATATGAAGCATTCTTAGAGCTTAAAGCCTTGTGGAATGCAACTGAACGTTGTTGCGCTTGGTATATGATGGGTGCTGATGGCTTAAAAGAGAAGATAAACCGCTCTATTGAGTGCAAGAAAGTAGGTTATACAGAAATGCTTTCACGTTATGGTGATAGATATTCCAAAGTGACACCAGACGATGGCAAAGAAAGAGAGAAGTTCTTGAGAGAGCAAGCACACATTGTAGCAAAGCTTAATGCACCTGAAGGAACTGATATTAAAGCAATAGTGTTGAAGACACAAGGAGGATTAAGACGTGTCTACACAGAAATAGAAAAATTAAGAACAATTTAAAAATAAGTGAGATGAAAACATTTGAAATGGAAATGGAGAATTCTTTAAAGGGTATTTACGCAGAAGTAAAGCATATGAACAAAATGTTAGAGACAAGATTTGACAGTGATATTTCTTTTACTTCTCAGGAAAAGTTTGCTGAGCAAAGAAATTCAATGAAAAAGAAATCTACACACACGTTGATTAATTACGAGCAGCGCAAGTATGAAGTGATGCAAGATGTTTTTGCGAACACTATTGTATGGATGATAGTAAATCCCGATGATGTTGCAGATGAATTTATAGAGAGAGCTTTGGATTTTAGCGAAAAGGCTGCAGACATGTTTATTGAACGATTAAAAGCTGGAGGTGAAAAAGAATGACAAAGCAAATAAGAGCGTACAATCCTCGTGAAGTTTCACAGAAGAAATATGAAGTCATCAAATGGAATGGACAATGGAGAGAATCATTCGGACGTCCTGCAATGAATGAAACTTGGTTTATCTCTGGAGCATCAGCGCAAGGTAAAAGCTCTTTTGTGATGCAATTAGCAAAAAAGCTTTGTGAATATGGAAAGACTTTATATGTGAGTGCAGAAGAAGGTATAAGGCAGTCGTTTCAGCGAAGACTTAAGATGTTTGAGATGAACTCTGTTGGACGAAAATTAAGCATCATAGAAGACCCTGATATAAACCTGTTGAAAGAAAGATTGTCTAAGCCTAAAAGTCCTCGATTTGTTATTATAGACAGCTTTCAGATGGCGAATTGGACTTACCAAGATGCAATGGAACTAATAGAAACCTTCAATAAGAAAAGCTTTATTTTCATTTCGCAAGAATACAAAAGTCGTCCGATGGGTGCAGATGCCGTTCGATTGAGATATGCTGCAGGCGTGAAGATTAGAGTATCTGGATTTATGGCACTTTGCTCTGGTCGTGAAAAGGAAACTGCAGGCGGTGGCGGTTTTGTCGTTTGGGACGAAGGAGCAATTCGATATGGAAATAAAATCGCAGTTGAAAAGAAAAACGAGATAGACAATGAAATAAATAACAACGATGAGTAAAGTAAGTGAAATAATTAATTTAACAACACCTAGTTTTCCTGGAAATTATAATCCAATAAGCACTGCAGGTTTTGTAAGATTGAGTAAGGATTGCAAGACGGTTGCAAAGGAACAAGTGGTAAGTGAAAATCACTTCTGTAATAAATGCCAGGGCAATGGATATTTTTGGTCTCACAATTCATATAATGAACCAGTGAAAGAGCCTTGCCTAATGTGTGGAGGAACTGGTGTACTAGATGCAGTGGTGACAATTGAGTGGAAACAACAAATAAATAATAAGTAAAGATGAAAAATATTTTAACGAACATTGCAAGCTGGTTTAGAACTACGTGCGAGAATGAGAAAAAGACAAGAAGAATTGAGCTTGAGAATAGAGTTTGCAACGATGCAAAAGTGGCAATTCAAGTAACTGAATACAATGGTACTTTGTACGTTTGTCACAATGGCTTGCCTTTGATTCCTGTTGAGAGTTTAAAAAATAGCGTGAATGATACTTTAACTGTTGCACGCCAGGTGTATGTAGATTATAAATTATCGCAATATGAAAGGTAAATTTTATTTTGAAACTAGATGTGGAAAGAAGCACCCAAAGTGGATTAAGTTGCTAGAGCAATATTTTCGCTTTATCACTTCTAAAAGCAATGAAAGCTTTACATGGATTACTCTCTGCGCTGAAATGAACGAGGAACTTCTTGCAATTAAAAAGCGAACGGTTCTGAATGAAAAAACCAATCTCACTGTAGAGATTTGCGAAGATGAAAATGAGTACTCAATTGCAATTAAAAGAAATCAAGTGACAATGGCTGTTATTCGCTTTAGAGAGAATTAGAGAATGAAAAAGATAAATAATTACAAGTATTTCTACTTTCTTCTTCGCTATATCTATACGGACAAAGAAGAGCAAGAGGAATATAAAAGAGCTCTTATTTCACGCATCACAGATGGGCGGACAACAAGCTTAAGAGAGATTGATGATCGGGAATATTTCACTTTGATAAATCAACTTGAGGATATTGTAGGAATAAAAGAGGAGATAAGAAAAGAACGAAGTGCAACATTAAAGCTTTTACAAAAGGAATTCAATGTTGACACGACGAACTGGGATCAAGTCGATGCAATTTGCCTTTCGAAAAGAATTGCAGGGAAGCTCTTCAGGTTCTTAAACATAATGGAGCATGTGGCAGTGAGAAAAAAGTTATATAGCATTCTTTCAAAGGGTGGATTTAAGGCTCGAAAGAAAGACATCTTACAAGAACTTCAAATTGTGATTATCAGAGAGAACGCAAACAACAAGAACAATATTAACAATCAAAACAAGTATAATTAGATGGAAAATAAATCAATGTTAGCAGGCTTGACTGCAGAGGAAAAGAAGCAACTACTAAAAGAGTTGCAGAACGAAGAAAAGCAAGAACGTGTAGGAAAGCGCAATGCTTACGAAGCTTTAAGAAAAGAACTACTTCTACAAGTTGAATCAAAGCTATTAGCAGTAGCAACAGATGTAGCACTATTTAAGGATTGGTTAAATAAGGAGTGCGAATCATTTAAGGAAGTTATGAGTGAATATGGACAACTTCGAAAAAGCGAGCAGCGCAACTTTACACTTGTGAATGGCTCTTTCAAATTGGAAGTGTCTTCGAATAGTGTAAAAGGCTTTGATGAACGTGCAAATATCGCAGCAGAAAGACTTGTGAAATACCTCAAGGAGTATGCAAAGAAGACCACCAAAGGCACTGCAGACCCAATGTATCAGCTTGCAATGACGCTCTTAGAGCGCAATAATGCAGGTGATTTGGACTACAAATCAATATCAAAGCTATACGCTTTAGAAGATAAGTTCGACAACGAATATGCAGAAATAATGACGTTATTCAAAGAAAGTAACGTCGTTCAGAAAACAGCACTTAACTACTATTTCTTCCAGTTGAATGATAAGGGCGTTTGGACTAAAATCGAACCATCATTCTGTAGGTTATAGGCTTTAAAAGATAAAGTGGGTATTCTTTGGGTAATACCCACTTTTTCATTATTGCAGGTAGAATTGGGTATTCTTTGGGTAATACCCAGATTATATTATTGGAAATAAAATTGTATGCCGTTTGGGGGCTTTATTTATGGGCTTTAAAGTAAGGATAAATAAAGGTGGGTATTCTCTGGGTAATACCCAATTTTTCATTATTGCAGATAAAACTATATGTTATTGTTTGGTTTTATAATTCGATTTTGTATATTTGCACCTATGGCAAAAGGTCGAGATAAAGAGCTCATTGAACTTCGAGATAAGAAATTGTTTGAGCGATATTACTACTGGAGCGAAGTGCAACGCCTTCGATTCGACGACACCATCCGCAAACTAGCCTTTGATGAATTCTTTTTAAGCGAAGCAACAACGCTAAGAATTATTAAACGCATGCTTACGGAGGGTGTAACCATTGATGGAAAGACTATAAAAAATAGCCGTTATCAAGGCTTTAGACCTTCACGTCGAACGAAATCGAAGACTTCTGAACCTTCCTTTTTTGCTGAATAGCTTCTGATACTCTACATGTGTATGTAGATTCATATAGCTTTATCCCATGATTTATCGTTGTATATCTACTTGATGTGCGTACAAGTGCGCCATCGTTATTTGGACGAAAGCCTTGCAGTGTATTATGCAAGGCTTTTCTTAATCCCTCACGTTGCATAATTCTATCAATTGTCTTTGAATTTCTGTGCGTGTCATCATAACAATCTATAATGAGCTTAACTACAACAGTGCACTCTCCTTCTTGTTTCAATTCAGACAAATTGCTCCATTGACAACTTGAAGCGTCTATGAGTACAGCTGGATATGTAAGCGGATACATATCTTTATTTTCATCGTCGATGGCGTCTAATTGTCCGTAATCTTCATCAACTAGTGATAGTTGAGGAATGTTCTTATTTATTTCCTCTATCAAATTAATAATCATTTCTTCCATATGCTTTTTCTTTTAATTCGTTCAACTTCTTTTCTATCATATCTCTTAATTTCTTGTTGAGTTCGAAACTCTCACCTATGAATCTTCGCTGTGGTATTCTTAGTGTCTTCCTTTTTGTGAGTGCTAAACTCATCCACATTTTTGCTTCTGGTGGCATCGTATCAAAATCAAAACTCATCTTTGCTTTTTTGCCTTTCTCTTTGCCTTTCTTTTGTCCTGCTATTGAATAAGCCTTTGCCCAAAAGAACTTCTTCATTTTGGGTGTAACTGTTATCGTGGCTCCGTTATTATGATAGTTAGCGTATGGTTGCGGATTGCTGATGATAACAGTGCCAGGCAAAACTTGCGAAGAGATACTTCGCATAAGTGTGTCAGTTCCTGAAGTCAAAGGCTTATATCGACTTCCATACCTTTGGCGGACGGTTGTAGCCCAACTTTGGTTTCCATTATTGGTAAAACCACCCTGCCTAAAGTTGTTTTTAAAGTGGTTTGTCGCAATAATGGCAGCCTTGCGAGGTAGCTCGTTTTGCGCTGCTTTTGCAATCTCTTCAGGGCATTTTGATATGATAAAAGCAATTTCTTTTGGTGATATTGACATTTTCTTGCATTTTATTTGTATAGTATTTAATTTAGTTGTATCTTTGTGGCATGGGAGACAAGAGCATTGAAAGTAGCCCGAGAAGTTACAGATCCATAGTCAGACTTAAAAGTCTGACTTTTTATATATTCTTAAGCTTCCTTTTATACTCCAAAAAATTTTATCATGAGTGTATTTGCTAGAATTAAAGATAGCTTTTGTTCTACTTATAATCTGTCTTTCTGTTATCTCACTTGAGAAGCGATCATCTGTTAAGCAGGCATAAGCATGTTGATCCGAAGAAGCGTGATTCGCATTTCTACAACAGTTATGTATATTGAATGGCGATTTTATATCTACCCAACCAAGATGTTTAACAAAGAGGTCTGGACATGCTTTTGAATTCTCTGCGATTTCTTTATAAATAGTCTTTCTTCCTCTTTTTTCTACAAATGGAATTTGGGGATTTATTCTCACTTCTCCATACTTTATACTGAATTTGACTGCGCATCTATAAACAAAGGGATAATCTTCTTCAAATTTAGAAGCTAAAAGATGACGCAAAACCTTATTCTTCCCATCGGAGTATTCTGTAATAAATTGTTTAGCTTCAGGTAGCGAATATATAAACTCTTTATCATTGATCGAAGGCTTAAATTCTTTATCCTCTAACTTACTTGTTAATTCTTTAAGCTTTGATTCTTTGTCTATATACTCACAACTGTAGCAATCCTTTTCATGATTGCTAAACCATACCTTCATTTTATTTTTAAACCCTCTATTCTTGTAAAAACTACATTGATTGCAGTTCTTTGGGAAATAAGGATGGGTGTCGTTGAACATTTTACCATCCTTGCCAGGGTTATTTTCTAATCCTCGCTGTGCAGGTTCGATTGGAAGATCATCTAGCACATCATCTGGTGATGCTGGGTCGTCTGTAGATTCGAGCGAGCATTTGCAGTTCCATCTGTCGCCTGGGTGATGTTTGTTCCAAAATGGATGCTCGACTGGCAGAGTTAATTTCTTCTCCCAGTATCCACGGTGCACGGCTTCTGCGTCTGGCGAAGTCGTAGGCATCCATCTTAAGTTAGGCATAATGTCTTTATTTTCGATGAATGAACGCCAATCTGCTGCGTTATGAGCTCGAAGAACAGCAGTGTTATACTCGGTTTTTAACCACGAACCGACATGGTGAGAAGATATAGAAGATATATCTTTCATCCACTTATCAAATGGCTTCAAGTTACCGTT